GTGGAACAGGCATGGTTTTGGGTAAAGGCATTGTAAGAACCTCTACAAGTAAATTAATATCTGCAGAGATACCACCCATCGACTCAGACATCTGACGATATCCATTACCAACATATATTTGGCCTGCCATAACAGCAATGGTTGCAGCTCCCCAGAATAGATAATATTTACTTGATTTCACTTGATGTTTAAATTTTGACACGGATTTCATTCTTTTTTCAAATTTAAATTAGTAATAACTATCTTACCATCTTCTATACTAAATTGCAAGTCATCGTTAGTATCCCACATTAATTCCTCATACAATGAGTTTAGGATCCTCATGTCTTCGTAGAGATCGTTAGCCATTACTTTTTAAAATACTTGTTGATTATATCTATTTGATCTTGATATTTTGCAATCATATTTAATTCTTGTTCGATTGCTTCTACAATATTGGAGTGTTCTCCAATACCAGCAGGGTTGGTCAGATAGACCTCCACGTTTGCAACGTGTTTTTGAATGTCGCCCTGTGCATGGGCTAGAAGTGCTTTGATCAGTTGTTCTCTCATTTTCTTACAATAATAACATCTCCATCGTCATCATCATCTTCTTCTTCAGTAGAGAAGACGAGTAATGTTTCTCCAGATTTTACATCCTCCATCTCTGGATGAACGTTTCTTGTGAGTCTTGGTTTGTCAAACTCTCTTAGAGTTGACTTCATCATACTATACATAAACGCAAATGTCATCCCCACGACAACGGCGAACATGATGAAATATAACAATACAGAAAGGTCATTCATCTAAAACCGTGTTGAAATAATTTTTGTACAGGAACTTGTTTTATCTTATCTATGATATCAGTTTCTATCTTATCTAAGATATTAATATCAATCTCCATGAATGGTGGAATGATACCTAACATTCTAAGTAATCCATCTACAAACAATGCAAGAGTCGTGAATCCAAGTATCATACTGATGACAGTTGCTTCACGATTGTGTTTTGACATTGATGCTTCATCAATTCTTACGGCCTCTTCAACTGCTTCCTTTACAGCATTAGAGATCAGTACATCTACTTCCTCTTTGGTGTAAGTGTACTTTCTTATTTTTTCCTCTGTAATCGTTCTTTCTTTTGGAAAGTCGGATAAAGGAAATTCTGTTATTAGAGTTTTAATCATGGTTAATACTCGAATTCTTGTAGGATATCTAATGCGTTATTCAACGCTTGTTGAGCTGCCCAACGCTCTTTGTCATTCCACTCTGGATACCAAACTTTTTCGTGAATACCTTTTTTGATTCTGAGAAGTCTGGCTTCCATGTCCACCTTTTTAAGACGGCCGTTCATACGCTTGATCTTTAGTCTGTACTAATTTTTCTTGTTCAAGGAGGTCACTCTCATCAGGTTCATGATAGTTCTGAACTTCTTTTAATGTTGAGAGATATTTTAAAACATGCTCTCGAATTTCCATCAGTTCAGAATAACAACCTTGATTGTAAGCGCAACCACGAAGGTCATGATCTGGTTTCAAAACCGACTCAGTAAAAAGAGCTAATGCTCTGTCATATTTGATAGCAGAAGATTCCTCTCCTACTGAAGCTTGGTCTTTCATGATTATTTAAGAAAGATTTATAAAATATTTATTTTGATGTGTGTTGATTACATAACACAACAATAAAAAAGAGACCCTTATGGGTCTCTGAATTATATCTAAATGTATTTAGATTGTCAACCTATGGAAGGTGCTGTTAAAGCAACTTCTGTTGTATCTGCTGAAGCAAGATCAAGTGGGAAGTTGTGTGCATTTCTTTCATGCATTACTTCCATACCTAAGTTTGCTCTGTTAAGAACGTCACCCCATGTAGGAATGATTTTGCCATTAACATCTACAACACTTTGGTTGAAGTTAAATCCATTCAAGTTGAATGCCATTGTGCAGATACCCATAGAGGTTAACCATACACAAACAACTGGGAAAACTGCTAGGAAGAAGTGAAGACTTCTTGAGTTGTTGAATGAAGCATACTGGAAGATAAGACGACCAAAGTAACCGTGTGCTGCTACTATGTTGTATGTTTCTTCTTCTTGTCCGAACTTGTAACCGTAGTTCTGAGACTCCTGCTCTGTAGTTTCTCTGATTAGAGATGATGTAACTAAAGAACCGTGCATTGCACTAAAGAGTGAACCCCCAAACATTCCTGCTACTCCTGCCATGTGGAAAGGGTGCATTAGAATGTTATGCTCTGCTTGGAACACGAACATGAAGTTAAAAGTACCTGAGATACCAAGTGGCATTCCGTCTGAGAAAGATCCCTGACCGAATGGATATACAAGGAATACTGCGAAAGCTGCAGATACTGGAGCTGAATAAGCTACACAGATCCAAGGACGCATTCCTAATCTATAACTAAGTTCCCATTGTCGTCCCATGTAAGCTGAGATACCGATAAGGAAGTGGAATATAACGAGTTGATATGGTCCTCCGTTGTATAACCACTCATCCACCGTAGCTGCTTCCCAGATTGGGTAGAAGTGGAGTCCGATTGCGTTTGAACTTGGAACGACTGCTCCTGAGATGATGTTGTTTCCATATAAGAAAGAACCAGCTACTGGTTCACGAATACCGTCAATATCGACAGGTGGTGCAGCAATGAATGCAATTATAAAACATGCTGCTGCTGTTAATAAGCAAGGAATCATTAGAACACCAAACCAACCTACATAGATGCGGTTGTTTGTGTCTGTAACCCACTTGCAGAACTCAGGCCATCCTGTAAGGATGCCTAATTGTTCTTTTCTTGAAAGAGTTGTCATTAGGACGTTAAAAATTTAATAGGGCTCAAGGGTAGAGCGATATTAATATTTCCACCAGTCCCTTTAATGGTGGATATGAGAGACGTAATTTACTCTCCCTATAGGTCTCGGTTTGGGGAGAAAGTGCTTTAAGTGTTTAAACTAAAACATTCGCTACTTAGTCTAACAGTAACAACTCAGCACAATTTAATCTAAAATATTATTAATGAGCATAAATAAGGTACTGATATAATTAATCTTAATGGAACTCTGGTTCCAGGAGTGAACACAGCTTTGTCTGTATATTTGTTTACAAATAGCAGAGCAAATAACTGAAACTTAAAATATGTTTATAGATAACGATTTTCCCAAGCTGCTTGGTGCGGAATTATACCGTCCCCATCCAGCTTATATCGTGGAAATGGCCACAGAGCCAGTCGTAGTACACGATTTTACAAAACAACCCGGTCAGACTGTACAGTTAGATAGATATAGATTCTTCGGTGCTCCAGGCACAAAGACATCTAGAGAGCGTACACAGGATCAAACAATTGGTACTGCAAACAGCAGATCAATTGTAAAAGACAAGGTTCTTGTCTCACTCCGTGAGTACACAGGACCAGCAGATCCAGCTAATACTAATCTTCCAAGTACATTCAAGATTGCTCGTGAGACCCTAATGACTGCACAGCGTTTGCTGTTAGACACAGGTAACCTCAACATGTTCCATCAATCAATTGGTTCTCTAACATTGTTAGATGACTACAGAAGATGGAGAGACAGAGTATTCCTTGATGAACTATTCAAGTCTGAATCACGTGGTCAGTCAAGTGACACACAAGGTGGATACTATTACCCAAATAACAAGGTAAAGACAAACTCCACAACCTTGACTACATATACCGCTGCAGAATTTGCTTCTGAGCGTTATAAATTTAATGTCAAAACAGACCTTCTAGAAGTTGTAAAGGGCTTACGCAAGCGTAATGTTCCTGTTTTTGCAGATGGCTACTACCGTTGTGTAGCTGATCCTTCATTCATGAAAGATCTAAGAGCTGATGCAGGCTTCAGAGAAGTTGCTAGATATCCAGGTATGGGTCAGCCTAATCCTCTTATGGGAATGGGTGCTCCTAATGCTTCTATCTATCAAGGTGGACAGTTTGGACAAGCTCAATTCGTAGCTGGTGAACCAGTTATGCCATCAGGCTTCGTGTTTGAAGGTGTAAGGTTCTTCGAAACAACTAACATGCCTTCCAAGTCAATCACTGTGAATATAAATGATGGTGCAGGTGCTATTTCACACGACACTCCTCCAGCTATATTCTTCGGTCCACAAGCAATTGGTGTTGGTGTGGGTGGTCCTAATGCTCAGGTTCTCATTAACAACAATGATGACTTCAGCAGATTTATCATTTTGATCTGGCAGCTATATGCTGGCTTTGCAAACTTGAATAAGGACTTCATCACAGTCGCATTCACAGTTTCAGATTAAGGAGGATAACTAACTATGGCAACATATAAATCATCAGCCGGAGCAATATTACAGCCCGGTAATCAGATCAACAAGCTATCCGGAT